GTTCTGATACTAATTTCCATATTTTTTTTTTGTATTTTTCTGCATTAAAACTTTTAGTAGGTATATTTTTAGATAATATTTTATCTAATTCATATTGAACTTTATATATTCCTTTATCTTCATCGTTTAATGCTTCATAAAGTTTTTTTTCAATATCTTTAATATCTTTTTCTAATTGTATTTTTAATGCTTCTTTTGTTAATGACATTTTAGAATTTAACTATTTTTATCGATTGTAATAATGATGATAAAGAGTATTTTTTCTCATTCATACTTAATAATATATTATCTATATGATCGTCAATAATATATTGTACAATTATTTCCATATCTTTTGATTCAATGTCGTTATTTGATTTTATCCATTGTTCAATATTATCATTAATTTTTTTACAAAAATCATCATATTTTAAATCATACCAATATTCAATTTCAAAATCTACACTAATTAAATATTCTTTCATTGTTCTATTTAACTCGTTAAGATTATTTTTCCATTTAGCAAAATTTGCAATGAAATCTTCAGTATAGTGTTCTCTAGCACCAACTATTAATGCTTCTTTATTTAAAAAGAAACTTTTGTTTTTCCAAAAATCTGTTATTTCACTCATTTTTCTTCTTCCTTTCTAATTAATTCTAATCTTTTAATTTCTTCTTTAGTATCTTCTGGAAACATTTCATATATTGTGTTAATATCTTTAATTTCCAATTGATAAAAATCTCTTAAAAGTTGCCAATTTTTAAGATCTGGTTCCTTTCTTTTTGTTGCTCCTTTCCAAAACCAAAATGGTGTACGTGTTTCTTTTTTTAAAAATTCAAACCATATATCCATTGATGTTGCTTTATCAATATTTTTATCATTAAAAAATTGACTTTGCTTTGGATATTTTTTTGCCATATATCTATTGAAAATAAAAAAGAATGTTTCTTTATCTTCATTTGTTAATTCGTTCCAATTTCTTTTATTTTGGAACATATATGTTGTTATTGTTTTAAAATCCATGTTTTTTTATTATAAGTTTGTTATTTTGTTTTAAAATATAATAATCTTTTATTACTTGCTTTTCTATTAAAAATCTTATTGCTCTAACTGCAGAAATATCTCCTTTGTAGTGGTGCTTGATATTTCTAATCATATTTGTTAAATAATCTTGATTTCTATTTTGCATATAATCTTCAATATTTTTAACAGTTATTTTAAATGGTGTAACGTATGTATTTTGTGCGTTTGACGCTATAGTTAGTTTTTGTTCTTCGTATAGTGTTGGCACTTTTGGTTTTAAACATCTTTCTGGTTTAACTGTTACAGAATATTTATCTGAATTCATATTAACTTCCATTACACCTATTCCTAATAATCTACATACTTCTCTAGCAAATCTTCTAGAACTTATATTTTTATGTGTTGCAGGAACAATTATATAACATTCATGTGCTCTATTTTTCCAAAAATATGCTTGTTCTAATACTTTAAAATTAAAAGATAATTTTGCTTCAAATACAATTGTTTGTCCATATTTATCTGAATTTTTATCTTCTACTCGAGCATACATATCGCATCTTTTACTTCCTCCACCCTTTACACAAACTTCACCATATGTTGTATATCCTAATTGATTTAAATCTGAACGTACATATTCAGTCAGTACTGATTCTTCCATATTTAAATTTTTCTTGCTACTATTTTATATCTACACATTACTGGATCATAAATTATCCATCTTGTATATTCTTTATTATATAATACATTTATAATAAATTGATAATTATCAAATACTGATGCATATGTATCATCACTGTCTTTATATACTAAATATATTTGATCATTGACAATATATTCTTTTTCAGTATTATTATTTTCAAAATATTTAGTTTCTAAACAAACAGTGTCAAATATCTGTTTATCAAGTTGAATATTAAAACTTTTACCAACATTTATATTCGCATTAGAAAAACCAGGAGCAGAAACTATATCATATGTAAATATAATTTTTTCCTGTTTCCATTCTTTTGCTAAATTAATTTCTCCAGAATGATTAAATTTTTTCATTTAATTGTTCTACTATTTTTTCTAAAACCCAATCAGGATAATTAATATAATGCAATTGTATCAATTTAATATTTAATTTAATATTATTTCTTATATTATTTTTAGAAGCATCGGTTAAATCTAAATCATTAACTCTTTCAAGAGAGACTAATACATCGTCAACAAATTGTTCATCTATTTTATAATGTATATCATAATTATCTTTATAGAAATTCCAAACTTTATTTGCTCCTGCTTTTCCTATATTTTGTATTTTTCCTGTTTTAGTTATTTTTTGATATATTGAAGAAATATTATCTGATTTATCACCTTGTACGATTTTTTCAAATAATTGTTGATAGCAATTAACTTCTTGATAATTCCAATTACGAGTTACATAAGTGAAAAAATCAATATGTTTTAAACTATTACTTAAATTAAAAACGTCATTGTTATTATTATCAGAAAATTCTTTTAACCATAATTCCCAACCTTCTGGTATTATAACTTTTTCACTTCCTAAAATATCATTAATTTGAATATTCATCCAAGACTTATTACCTTTTAATTTATAATTTAATAATTGATATAAATCTTGATCCGAAGATATTATTGTACATGATTTATTTTTTTTATTAGCTAATAAAACTGTAGAAGTAATCCAATCATCACCTTCTATATGATCTAACTCTAGAACTATATGTTTTTCTTCCATACTTTTCTTCCAATCGATATATGTTTTAAAAACAAATTCCCAATCTATATCTTCTTGTCTTACACGATGTGCTTTATATGCTTCTGATTCTTGTATACGCCATGATTTTTTTCGTGAATCAGATACTATAATTATTTTTTCCCACGTATTTAACGCAGTATATTTTTCTATATTATTATCTAAAACAGTCCATAAATCACCATATAAACGATTAAGTTTATGTAAAGTGAATACACTTTTCATTAAGATATAATTACCATCAAAAATTAAATATTCCATGAATTTTATATCAATTATTTAGTAATATGTTTAAATAAAAAAACCAGTCTTAATGACTGGTTTATAATAAAAATTTTAAACTTATAGGAATTTGTTTATCACTATCATTTATTTCTGTAAAAAATATTTCTATTTGTTCTGCTTTTTCAATTATAGTTTTATAATCTTCAGCACCGGCAGCTTTTTTTAATTCATTTATTTTTTCAGATACATTCCATTTAATTTTAACAGCTGGTTCCATTCCGATTATTTTTTTTAATTCACTTTTAAAACTTGCTAATGAAAAATCAGAACTATTGTAATCTATTTTTGAAATGTATTCATATATGTTTGTTTGAATCATTTCTTTCCATGCGTCATTCATATTTATAATTAATTATTTATTACTTCTTGAATTTCAAAAATACATGATAAAGCTAAAACAACAGGATCAACACAATTAGATAATAATGAAGAATAGTTTGCAGTAATTTTCATTATTTTTGGAATTCTATTTATATATGTATTTTTATCACTTATTATATATTCTGACAATGGTCTTCCACATAATTTAATAATAGATTCAACGTTATCTCCAAAATTTTCTATTACCCATGCATATGATTTTTCTGTATCTATTTTTGAAAATATAATATTATAAAAATCAACATTAATACTTGAATTAATTTCTTTAGAATATCCGCCTGTTTTTTCTACTCGTTGTAAAGTATTAAATACACTTCTTAAATCAGGAAAATTAATATTAATTAAAGATTTTATCTGATCATCAGAAATATTTAAATTATTTTTTTCTTTAATCAACGTACATCTTTCAAAATATTCTTGTCTTAAATAATTTGCTTCTTTTTCGTTTTCAGGATCAAACTTAATAACGTTAAATCTAGATAACATTGCAGAAGATATTTTATTTAAATTATTACATGTAGCAATAAATCTAACTCTGTTTTCATTTTCTTCAATAAAACCGCGTAATGCTTCTTGATATTTTTGAGACGTTCCATCAAACTCGTCTAGATAAACTACTTTAATACCATCAATAGATGAATCACCAAAAATGTCTCCAGTTGCGCAGTATTCATTCACCACCTCTTTTAAATCTTCAACCGATGAATTATATGATGCGTTAACAACTAACGCTCCAGCTGGCGTAATAATTTTTGCTAATGTTGTTTTACCAATTCCTGATGTACCAGCAAATAAATAATTTCCACTTAATACTAAATTATTATCTTCATCAAATAACTCTTTATGTATTCTTGGAAGTAAAATCATTCCTTCTACATTTTTTGGTCTATAACGTGCCCAATATAGTTTTTTAACAATTGGTGCATCTTTTTTTAAATCAATATTTCCCATGTCATTTTTATAACACGTATTTAATTAAGTTTAATTTTTTAAAAAATAAATTTCTATTATATACACTTTTTTAAAAAAGTTTAATTTCTAACTGAAAGTTTTTGAGTCACATATGTATATAGTTAAAAAATACATATATAAATAATAAAATAAATTTTAATTATTATGTCAAATCAACCAGAACATTTAGAAAAAATGAATTATAATGATGTTTTTTTGAGATGTGCAATTTCAGGATTTTTGGGTTTTTTAAGAAATCGTTTTTCTTGGACAAATGAATCACAAGAACAAGGCCAATATTTAGTTCAATTGCCTATACATTATTCATTAACAGGTGATAATAGATATATTTTAGATGCATTTTATGATGATATGCCAGATAAACGTGTTAATATGAATACAGATTCAATTCCTAGAGGTGTAATCAAATTAGAAAGTTGGGCTATTAAACCAGATGAATTTACAAATCCTAATATTTGGTTAAATGTAAATAAAGAAATGGATGATGAATTAATTCAAGTTGTAGCACAAGTAAAAAGTGTTCCTGTTAAATTAACATTTGAATTAAATGTTATAACTAATAATGAAATAGATGTATTTAAAGCTTGGCAAGTGTATATGGAAGGATTATGGATGTATAAATACTTTTCATTTGATTACAAACGTATTCCAATAAACGCTGTATTTAATTTTATTGGTGATATAACTAATCCTATAGCTAGAGATTATAATTATGGTACATCTAAAGAATTAATTTCATCAATTTATAATTTTGAAGTACATACATTTTTTCCAATATTTGATACAAGCAATGAAAAATATGCAAATAATATTTGTAATTGGATAACTAATATATGGCAAAATACAAGTACACAAGGAACAGGAACTCCGCCTGCATCTGGAAATATACAATAATATAATAAAATGAATTTTTATACAAAAAACATTTAATATATAATAAAAAATATTATCGTTGGCTAAATATGAAGTCATTAAAATTAAAATTATTTGAATACCGTAAAGGTTTGAATATTGAGCAAGCAGATGTAGCTCAAATTGTATCTGAACACATTGATTTATGTGATTCATATTCTGAAAAAGAAATATTTGGATCTTTATCTACAACGCTAGATAAATATAAATATTTTGAAAGTGTTAATCCGTTTTTAAATGAAATAGATGAAGAGTTAACAACTAATTCTTTATTATATAATTTAAAAGATTTATATGCTAAAGTTGCTAGAAAAGAAAATCAATTTTTATATGAATCAGCTTTACATTCGTTGATTGAATGTATCAATCAAACTAATGACGAAGATCGTAAAATTAAAATCTTAAATGATTTGAAATTGTATGAATGGATTTATGAAGTAAAAATGTTCTTAGCTGAAGTTGCTTCAACTCCACAATTAAAACAAAATTTCTTATCTAAAGGTGGAAAAATTGATGATGTATTCTCAATTGTTTTACAATTAAAAGAAGGTTATTTAACACATGTAGCTGATAAATGGTTTTTAATGAACGATGAAGGTGTATTTTCTACATTATTAGAAAATCATTTTTCAGATGAAGTTGAATTAAGAAAATTACGTTTATTAGAAGAAGCAATTGAAAAAGCTGAATTTACTGATGAAAAAATAACTTTTAGAATTGCAGAAGAATTAGTAGTTTCTTTTGATGTTAAATCAAAACAAATTTATTTAAACGAATCTGAAAATGATAAAGGTACAACATTAGAAACTTTATTTAATTCACCAATTGTTCCTTTTATGGGTAAAGCATTTTATCCTATTTTAAATGAAACATTTAATAATTTAGATAAATTCATGAAAATTGATACTGTTAAACACATTTATAATTTAGCAAATACTGCATTTGAATGTTTCGTATTCAATTATAAAGGTAAAATTTGTCAATATAGAATCGATCACAGATCAGGTTCTTCAGTTTATGCTTATGAAAATGCAATGCCTTTAATAGAAAATGTAATGCATGAATTAGGAGCTGATTTAACTTTCTTCTTTGAAGATTTATTATCTGATGAATTAAAAGCAAAAGTTAATTTAGAAAAACAAGAAAAACAATTATTAGAAAAATTAACTGATATTGAAAATGCTATCATTAATATTAAAAACGAAAGTGAAATCTTAAAAGAAAATAAAACTATTCAAAGCGTTTATAATTCTTTATTAAGTAAAAAACACAAAGTTTCTGAAGAATTAAAAATAGTTAAAAACAAAAAATCAGAATTATATAATTAATTTTTTAAAAAATATATTTAAAATGCAGGTTTAGGCCTGCATTTTTTATTTAAACATATATCGTTTTTAAATATATAAATCTAATAGTTAAAAATTATTTATTATGAAATGACAAAAAAAGAAAACCCTATCAATGATGTAGATTTTACATATCAAATTATATTATCAAAAGGATTAGGAAAGTTAACCAGAAAAGCAGAAAGAGATATTATACTTTTAGTTAAAGGTGCTATTAATAAAAAACAAGGAAGTTTTTTTTACGAAGAAGATAAAAAAGACAGTATACAAACATCTTATTTAAATTTGTTATTGAATTGGCAAAGTTTTAATCCAGATAAAACTAATAGCGCATTTGCATATCTTACAGAAATACATAAACGTTCTACAACAGAATTTATTAATTTTTGGTATAATAAAAAAGGTGTTAAAAAAGAAGATCAAGAATATTATAAATTAATTAGTATTAATTCATCTAATAATGGTCAAGGTTTATATAACTTATAAAAATAATCAATAAAATATGAAAGAAGAAAAATTTCCAACTTTTGAAGAATTCAAATTACAATTAATAAAAGAAAAATCTGAAGATCAACAATATTCGTATGGTTGTGTTATGGGTTATTTTAGTCTATCAGATTCAATAGATATTGAATTAAATGATGAAGATATTTATAATAACGAAAAGAATGAATACGGTAGAGAAATCGAACCACACGTTACATTACTATATGGTTTATTAGATGATCAAATAGATGAAAACGAAATGATTGAATTTTTATCACATTTGGTATTGCCAAGTGTGATAAAAATTCAATCATTTCGTTTTCATCTATTTGATCATCTAAAAAACC